ACCGAAACAATAACAAGCATACCCTACGGGGTCCGCCGTCATTAATTCGTCTAATTTTTCCCCATTTGTCTCAATCCAAGCAGGATGGACAGAAAGAGTAGTTGCATTAAAAAGTGAATTTATAATCGCATTTTTTCCTTTGATTTTTATCAGGGAAAAAAGCGAATTTTCGTCACGAGAACCGATTATATGCCCGGTTTTTTGGCAGTAAATTTTCAACGGCTCAATTTCAATCCCTAAAGAAGGATTGTTAATCTGCTCGCGCAATAAAACCAGCTCGTCCATCAAGTCTTGCGACATGATAACAGCAGTTAGTTGCATGCTATCTGGTTGATACATGGGCTACTTTCCTTCCCATTTTGTAGCAATCGCGCGAAATTTTTTTTTGTTAAATTTTGAATTTTTCAGCGATTGGATTTTTTCAAAATAGGAAGAAATTTCTTTTGCAGTTTCAAGATTAACAACTCCATCTATGAATAACGCATGAACGGTCATTGCAATCTGTTTGCTTGTAAGTCCTTGATACATAACGACAATCCTCTTGTCGTGCCGTCCTGTTAATGCGAATTACTCGCAAGATACAATTCGGGCCACATGAATTATTGCGCTTGTGATCTATCAAAGTCAATCCACTATAACATTACAAATAGTTAATGTTCACTGTTGCCAAAATGACACACTCACTGACGGGGTTGCCTGACGAATTGCATTTCATATTGCCTGACGGCTTGCCTGACGCATGACGCTGTTTTTTGGCCCCTCCCTATGTCGTGTCATTCCCTGCGTCAGTGGGACCGTCATTGGTCAAATGTATAGTGTGATTTTAGTGATTTACCCCCCATAAATCGTATTATGGGGCAATACCCTACCCCCTCCCTCAAAAAATTGATTATTTTAAGTATATACAGAGGCCCTATAATAAGTAGTTCCCAAATGGCCAACTTAGTACCAGATTATAATATCTCTACCAAGCACAAAATCACACTCACTATTTGACCAATGATGCACTGGCTGACGCTGCCACTAACACGGATATAGGGGGTACCACTTTCAATGCGTCATGCGTCATGCAATCTCAAATGCAAGGCGTCATGCAATACGTCAGCAAATGTTGACCGTCATTCGTAGCGTCAGGCGATCTATTTTTGAAAAATCACTTGTGAGCTCGCCCGGTCGATTTGACTTGTTCATTAGGATTTGCTATACTTCAATTGAGGTTGAAAAACCCCTGCGGGCCGTTTGGTCCCTAAGCACTGGCCATTAGTACAGCCGATAACTCCATCCCGCGATTGCTGCTTTAAAAGGCCGTGTCTGTCATGACCGCGCATTTGAGCCTAAAAGCTAGATCACCAATCGCGATAAAAACAGCGTGGGGAAACTTGCGCGCCCTTATGTGGGATTGGCTCGCATAAGAACAAAACAAAGAGAGTGAGACATTCAAAATGAGTGATACCGGAAAGACCGCCGACCAAGTTCAGAACGAAAATCCTGCCGCTGAACTTTTCGCGCGGTATGAGAAGAAAGGCAAAGTAGTCTGCCTCGCCAATGACGATCAGGAAGCGTTTGTTTCCTTCACTGATATGCTTGGCGCTGCGAACTATCAAGATTGGACCAAAGGCGCCCCGGAAAACATGACCGGGCTCGCGATGGTTCAAAGCGAAAGCAAGGTGAATCGCCTTATCGCAATTGCGAATGAGGAAACCGCTCTTGCCGATCCTGTTGTTCGCAAAGCGCTCTATCGCATTTACGTCAACCGTGTTGCGAATGCTGCGGAAGACAATGATGCAAACCCCGCTGCTTTCCTTGTCACAGCGGGCAATTTCAAGCTCAAATTCGATTTGGATGCGTTCAAATTCCAAGCGAAAGTCCTTACCAAATTCCTTCGTTCCAAGGGTCTTGCTGGCGTTACCAATAATTCCCTTCGCATGTCCTTCGCCTCTGCCGCGTTTGCGAAAACTCAATTCCCCCGCATTTCTGACGACGGATGGAATAAGATTATCGCCATTGCGGAAAAGAACGCGGAAAACAAGGGAATGGATACGTCCATTTTCGATCACTGGAAGGCAACTCGCGCCGTCCAGACTGCTGATACTTCTGAAATCGCCTTGGACTTCGGCGAGCTTGAGGAAGATGTTGACGCAATCGGGACCGATGGTGAAGAAACCAAAGGTACGACTGCTGCTTCTTAACCGATTGTGAGTGATTGGGATGTAGACTGCATTTGTTTGCATCCCAATAACGTGCAATCCAGCACGATCAAAGAGAGGAACTTTGAAACATGTCCTACGTTGTAATCGTCACTCGTGGAAATATCGCAGCCGCTTATGGCACATTCAAACGTGCTGCCGAAGCATCTGCATGGGCAAAGGAAAACGTAGATGCATCATGCGATTTTGTTGTGTCGTATGTGTATTCCCCGAGAAGTGTTACGTCGCTGCATGATTTCAAACAAATGGCAAAAGGAAATCAATCATGACGAGTAAATCCACGAATGCTTTGTATGGCTCGTTCAAAGAGGATGAAATTGACTTGGCCAATTACGAATACTTCCAAGATCAATTGCGCGAAGCCCGCCGCACGGCAGTCCGCATGATGCTTACTTATCTTGCTGATTTTGGCCTACTCGCAATCGGCACATGCGCGGCGTATCTCATGATCGTAAATACGTTGCCGATCGTGCCAACAACACTAATCCTCGCCGCGCTTCTGTCATGCGTTTACTTCAACCATAACCATTCCTAAACAGCATTGAAACTAAGGGGGGAGTTGTCCCCCCATTTTTTCATACCCGGAGCCGTCTTATAAATTGCTCGTATATACAATTTTCTAAAAAATTCCAAATACCCAAGCTAGGAAAAATGCAAATGACGCCAAAAACTAAAGAACAAATTACTGATATGTTATATTCGGCTTTTGCTGCTGAGTATGCGTTAAAGAAAGAGGATACTAAAAAATATTTAAGGTGTATTGTAAATCTTTTTGAATGTGGTGATATTTTAAAAAATGAATAAATTTGCTCCCGCGTGCAAAATTCCAAAATTTTTGAAAAGCAGAGGCTAGCAAAAGTTACAAAATGAGGTGAAAAAAGTTTTTTTAAAATGAATGAGATTGAAAAGGCTAGCAATTTGGGCGAAATCGAAAATACAGTTGCAAAAACTGTAGATGCGGTTACTCGCGCGCGGGCCGGATCGCTTGCCGCACATGGTCTTTTAGATACCCAAATTGCTGATATGCTTCTGCTTTCTTTGGAGCAAGTTGTGTCATGCCGGGAGACGGAAGAATATAAATTAAAATATGCGGAAGTGGCCAATGAACAAATTCAACGTCAACTTGATTTAGAAGAAGGTTGGGATGGAGTTGAAGAAAAAGCTATTGAGCAAGTGCTTTCTTCCTTGCAATATAATAGAGATCCAAAGTTTGCTTTGATTGCGGCAGCGACTGCAAATAAAGCAAAAAGAAGGGGCACAGATGCCGTTAGAAATCCGAGGACGATTGATGGTTCGGCCCCCGGTGGAAATATTGTTATTCTTAATTTGAATAAAACTTATATTAATAATAACCAGGGGGAAAACAAAACAACTGCGACGATTGATGTAACGCCGCGAGTGGAAAATCAGCAAAGAAAAGTAACTGATCTTCCTTCCCCTAAGGCAGTAGAAGAACTACTTGCGCCGGTGCGCCAGGCAAAGCAAAAAGTTCTAACCGAACTCGAACTTGCTTTTGAAATATCCGGTGTCTTTGATGATAGTGATGAAAGATGAGTTTTGAATTTTCACTCGGCGATACGATTGAAACTCAAGATGTCCAGATGTCAAAGGCAGACATCATTGAGGCATTGCATAAAGATGGGAAATTTTTCATTAATTTCTTTCTTGCAGAAGAATTAACTTTTGCCGTTCCGGAATTTCATGTAGAATGTTGGAATTTAATCACGACGGAAATAATTTTATATATCGCATTGGCGTTACCGCGGGGCCATGCGAAAACTACTTTATCAAAATTATGCTGTATTTGGTACCTTCTTTTCACTGACACTAGGTTCATCGTTTATGTCTCCAACACCGCGCCGATTGCGTCCGAAGCCTGTAAAGATATTATTGCATATCTTAGATCAGATAATTTCATTGATGTATTCGGTTCGCCGGAGTTTGAGGTAGACCGGGAAGGTCATGGGTATTATAAGTTTTGGTTAACGGTGCCTGACGGGAAGGGGAATTTCAAAAAGAAATTTTGTATTCTCAAAGCCCTCGGTGCGGGACAACAAGTAAGAGGATTAAACATTGACAATGAAAGGCCGCAATTAGCCGTTGTGGATGATTTGGAAGATGATGAAAATACTGGAACGCCTGGGCTTCAAAAGAAACTTAAGAAATGGTTTTACGGTGCATTCATCAAAGCTCTATCTAAGAAACGTAGAAAAGTCATATATCTTGGAAATATGCTTTCCAACCAAAGTATACTCTATCAGCTTTGTGAAAAGTCCGAGTATTGGCATTCCATCAGAAAAGGTGCATTACTTTCTACTGGTGAACCGTTATGGCCTGACATGTGGTCACTGGAAGATCTCAGACGAGACTTTGTAGAATATCAGCAAATGGGCCAAACTGCACTTTGGTTTGCTGAAATGATGAACATGCCAATGGCAGAAGGTACTGCCCTTATTGCGCCGGAGGAAATAGAATATCTCCCTGCTGTTCTTCCCGGACAACAAAGTTCGGCTTTTCTCACTTACGACCCGGCGATTTCTCAAAAAACCTGGGCAAATAATTCAGCTATTGTTGTTCATGGTTATATTGCGAACAGATGGCAAATTGTTGATATGGTTATCGGCAAATACGAACCAGAGAAAGTCTTTCATATTCTTGTAGAACTTTGTCAAAAATGGAATACTAGAGTTGTAGGAATTGAGCAGGGTAGTTATCAATTGGGCTTAAGGCCATTATTTGAAATCTTCATGAAAGCTTATAATCAAGAATTTTCTGTTTATGAAATTCCACACAAAAATCGCTCCAAGGTAGAGCGCCTAGCTGTATGGTGCGCGGCGTTAAAAAAGAAAATCTGGGTCCTTACACAAGGTGATCATATCATAACCCAACAACTCATTGCATTTGACCCGTTAAAATCAAACAATAACGATGATGCAATTGACGCTTGCTCTATGGGAATTGTGATGACAGAGTTATATATGAGCGAGATTATGGAGCAATTTAAATTCTCCAATGATCGTTATGTTCCAAAGCGAGTTATAGGGAATTAAAAAATGGCTATGTTGAAAGGTGTGTTTAAGAATAAACCTAAAATGACAAAAATCCAGGCGCGGAAAAGTCTATCTGCGGAAGATAGAAAAGCCCTTCCTTTGCTTGGGAAGAAATGCACGGATAAATTAAATCCAGAATTTGGAATGTGGCAGGAGGATCGACTTGTTAGACATATTGTGGATCGTCTTCGTCTTTCTGATGGTGAGCGTCGTCTCCGGGTTCAGCGTTGCAGCGATGTTGATATTCAGCTTTCTGGTGTTATCAAACATGATCGGGATGATCTTAAAAGGGATAGGAAAAATAAAAGAGGCCATAAGCCGCAACCTATAGCGATTTCTCTTGCTCTTGCTTATGCGCAAATTGACGAAGGCGTTACATATTGTATGAGCCTTTTTGCCCCCGAAACGAATATGTTTGTTGCATCGGCGGGGAAAGATAAGCAACCGATTGCTGAGGGATTAACGAAGGAAGTTGGTAAGCAGGGACAAAAACTACAATACTTTAGGCAGGTAGCGAAGTTTGTGCTTAATGGATTTAAATATAACTTTGGTGCGTTGTCTTGTAATTGGGAACAGCAAACTGGAACGGTGTTTACTGCAAATACAGCGACAGATGGTACGGCGGCAATACCAGGCCAATTGGTAAAAACGCAAGGATTATTGTGGCAAGGTAATGTCATTAAATCTTGCGATACGTATAATTTCCTTTATGATACTTCGGTTCATCCTGTAGATTTACCTTTGAGGGGCGAATACTTCGCGGAGATTGAAGCGACTACTGCTTTTCGTGTACGGCGAATGAATGAACAGAAAATCTTGTTTGGCATTGAAAGATATGTTAATGATATTGCCCCACTAGCTTCGGCCGATAGCGGTACATTTTATATGATACCACCAATTGTTCGGGAGCCTATTCAATACGACACAGCTCTTGGAATGATAAATTGGCAGCAAATTTTAGCTCCGGGAGGGCCGGCGCGAGAAAGTCAGCTAGGAATTGAATTGGATTGGTTTACAGGATGGGTTAAACCACAAGAATATTCTTTGTCTGATGCAACTAGTTTAGAACTTTGGCGGATTTGTGTGGCAAATGGGAAGTATATAACTTCGGCGGTGCATCTTGAAGATAGTCATGGTCAACTCCCAGTCGCGGTTACAACGCCAATTGAAGATGACCTTAGAAACGACCAAAGAACATACGCTGAAATGTTGCTTCCGCTACAACAATTTGCAAGCTTTCTGCTCAATACCCATGTTGATGCCAGTAGAAAAGCCATCTACGGAATTACCGTTTTTGATCAAAATTTATTTCCAGGGATCGACCTCTCAACGGAAGATCTTATCGGTATGCGCATTCCGATGAAATCTTCCGCTACCGGTATTGATATTGATAAAGCATTTCGCCACTACAATGCGGCCCCACAGACAGACCAGAATGTGGATATGGTGGCGAAAATTGTTGATATTATGCAGAAAATTATGCCTACAAATCAAGCTCAGCAAGTTGCCGATTTGGAGCGGGCAACTGAATATCAGGCTGCGGCAACTGTGCAATCCTCCAATCGCAGAAATTTGAAAATTGCCCGATTGATAAACGATCAAGCTCTTTCTGTTATTAAATTCCAAATGATGTACAATATCTTTGCCAAAATGACCGTGATTGAATATGTAAATGGCGATGGGCAAAAACAGCAAATTACCCCACAACAACTTGTTGATGCTGATATTGAATTCGATATTGGCACGGGGCTTAAAGGAATTGATCGCCTTATGCAGGTATCGATCTTTAAGGACGTAATGAGTTATCTTTTCCAGGTTAAAGATATTGGTAATCAAGTTGATCTTCTTGCCCTTCTTTCTTATGTCACGGAAATTGCGGGCTTTGAAACTGATCTTACGCAGTTTAAATTAACTCCAGAACAAATGCAGGCAAATGCGGCTGCTCAGGCACCTACCAATTCGGGTAGTCCCGGTAGCGCGCCTAACAACACAGGAACACAAGCACAGCCTTCAGCTGGTCCTGCCGGTGGAACAGGACCATAAAAATGTCAGTTGAAGATCGAGTTGTCCCGCAGGTTTCTGTTCTTGTGCACAGAGATGTGTTGGCGAAATTCGATCTGGAATTTAGAAATGTACTCACTCAATTTCTAGGTTCCTTTGTTTTCCTTAAATTCTGTGAGGCAAATCTAAAAGCTGTGGAAGAAGATATACGAAATCTCGCTCCCACGGCTCGAATGACGCCAGATGAATACTTCCAACTTTCCAAAGATATGCGATTGGTTTGGAGATTTTGGACGGACCTTCAGAGATTTTCTGAAGAGTTTAAACAGAAATAATCGCGCCCAATGAAAAGGAATGGAAATGAGTGGTCAAGGTTTTAGAAGTCAATTAAATAGTTCTACTGCGGATACAGGCATTAAAGGACCGCAGCGGGATGCTTGGAACCAGCCTATTAAAGAACCTGCGCAGAGAACAGCAGGAAATACAGGTGATCCTGATCCAAATGACGATACCATTAACGATAAAGATATAGATAATATCTGGAGTGATATAAAGAAGAAAATTGATCCGAATGCGCCTGATCCTACAAAAATTGTTGCTCCTGTAGAGCCTGCAAAAGTAGTTTCGCCTTCGGATCAATTAAAGAATTATTTAAATGAAGCTGGCCTTGGCGAATTCACTCTTTCAGATACAGACAAGGAAAAGATTGCAGCTGGGGATTTTGCAGATTTTAATAGCAAAATCCTTGGGCTAATTCAGACAGCGCACGTCAAGGCCCTCAGTGGGGCGCAAACGTTGGTAAAAGCTGAAGTGGCCAAAGCAGTTGCGGATTTGAAAAATGATACAAGGTCTTTTGTTTCAGGTAAAGAAGCTTTAGAGGCACTTAATCGGGCACTTCCCTTTACTAAAGATCCCGCGATTGGGCCGATTGCTCAAACAGTCATGCAGCGTTTCCTTGAGCGCGGCGCGAGTACAGAAGATGCGATCAAGGGCGTGCAGATGTGGGCTAAAAAGTTTGTATCACTTGCCGATCCTGGCCGGCAGGTTAATTCTAACAGGAACGGGAATTTTCAGGGCTCCCCAGATCAAAATGAAGAAACTGCGAACTGGATGGATATTCTAAGCGGCAAAGGCAGCTAGTATATTATCACTCGCATAATGAAGTTGGTATAAGGAGTTCTACCCATGGCAATTCGTGGAGTTTTTGCGTCTGACAGCGGCATTGTCGGCGATCCTATTGGTGATTTTGCTTCTGCGCTTTTGCAGGAATTCCCCACGGGTTCGGCCCCTTTGTTTGCTCTTTCATCCGGTATGCCTTCTCGTCCGGCAACCGATGTTGTTGTGAACTGGTTTGAGGAAAATCACATCTCTGGTTATACTACAACCAGTGCTGCGGTTGCTTCTACTGTTACCACAGCAATTCCTGTTGTTGATTGTTCGTCTTATCCGCCTAATGTTATCGTAATGGATCAGGCAACTGGCGAATACATGTTTGTTACGAGTATTACTTTGGGTGTTTCCCCGGCTGGTACTCTTAATGTTGTTCGTGGATTTGCCGGAACGACTGCGGTTAACGTTGGTAATGGTGATGGTATTCAACGGATTGGTAATGCGCAGGAAGAAGGTTCTGCCGCTCCTCAGGCAATTACTAATCTCGGTTATCCGCTGTTTAATTATTGTCAGATTTTCCGTAATCTTTGGAATACGACTGGTACTACTCAGGCTGTGGAGTATCATACGGGTTCGCAGGTTGCGAAAACTCAACGTGATGCGGCACTTTTTCACGGTGAAGATATCGAGCGTTCGCTTATGTTCGGTAAGCGGGCTCTTGGTGTGAAAAATGGTAATCCTTTTAGGACTATGAATGGCCTGGATGCTCAGGTGATTACCAATGTAACTGCGGCTGGTGGTACTACTAATTGGACGCAGATGGACTTTTTCCTCCAGGTTATTTTTCAGCGTAATATCAAAGGAAAGCCCAATGAACGCATTGCATTTTGCGGCAATGGCGCATTGAGTGTTATCAATCAGATTGCTAAGCTTAATTCCACGACTTATATTGAGCCGGGCGAAACTGAATTTGGTATTAAGGTAAATAAGTGGATGACGCCGTATGGTGATATTTCGCTTATGACCCATCCTTTGATGGTTGAAAATGCTACTTGGACGAAGGATTTGAAAGTCTATCATCCCGGTGCAATCGAAACTCGTTGGTTGCGTCGTACTCACGAAGATCGTTATGATGAAGATGGAACGAGGGCGGGCGTTGACGCGGATTATGGCGTGTTTACTTCCGAACTTTCCGTTGAATACCACGTGCAGAAAACTGCGGGCCGATTGACTGGTATGACGCTGGGTGCTGCTGGTTAAGAATACTGCCTGCAATATATTGGTTGAAAACCTCGGGTGGGTAGTATTCCATTCCGAGGTTTTCGGCTGTCAAGTGTTTAACCAAGGTAATGGAGGTCGATGTGCAGGTAGTTTGCCAGAGAATTATGAATGATGGTGAAAGTTATGAATTGGAGTTTGCTTTAGTGCCTGGCCAGAAAAATGTTCAGGGTGGTCATGTGAAGATGCACACGAATAATAAAGCTGTTGCTGATGAATTTACCAAAGGCGCAGTTTACGAAGTTGGTTTTAAAGAAGTTCCTAAAGCTTAAGAAGTTCACGAAGTGCGCCAATTGCAAGGAGAAATTCAATGGCCGAACATCGGTATGCGGTAACTAGTGGCGGTTTTAACATGTGGCTTGCGGGCGAACATGTTCAAGCGAAAGATATGGTTTTTACAGTTAATGATGAACAGAATGAAGAATTGCAGAAATTGATGAGGAGTGGTAAGCGATCTGATATTACTCGGGAACTTACTTATATTGATATTTCCGCGGCGGAGAAAATTGCAAAAGATCATCAGGTTAAACAGCCCCCTGCGGCCCATCAAGGCGGGGCGCATTCTGGTGTAGGTAAGTTGGGTGTTGATAAGCCCAAAAATGAAAAACTTACAGAAATTACACCAAAAGAACCCGCCGGAATGACATTGAAAGAACGCATTGCGGCCAATCGTGAAAATGTTTTGGCTAATTTGAATGTGCAAGAAGAAGGCGCTATTCACGCTGAAGAAGCTGCGCCGCCGATCGAAATTCCTTCTGAGTAATTCACATCTTGCAGGGCGCGCAAGCTTGCAAGCTGAGGCTAGGTAATAATGGCTGGTATTTTTCAAACTCCTCCAAATGAGCAATCATTCAGTAGTTTGATTGATGACGCCATTCTTGCCACTGGTAGGCCGAATGCTTTGATTTCTGCTATTCAACATGCAAATCTTTGTGTTCGTGAATGCCAGGGCCTCAGCTTGTTTGCGCAAGATTTGGTCGAAGATCAACTTTCTGTGGGCTCTACTGTTCCTTATATTTGGAATAGGCCAGCGTTTTTTCGAAAATTAAGAACTGCGGAGTATGGGTATAATGACCCAACATCGGGTCATCTTAGGAATAAGAGATATCCGAAGTTCTTACTACCGGGAAAAATTCAAAAAGAGCATTGTGATTATTTTTATGCCGCTAGTAATTACTTCGTATTTAGTGGTGTTCATACTGGTGATGTTATTAATACTGCTACGTATTATTGGTCAATTCCACTCGCTTATTATGCCCTCGCGGGTGCTGCCACAGAGCTATTTCCGGGTGGGCCGTATTCTACGAGATTGGCTTATTTCGACACCATATTAATGCAATGGATGTATCTACAGGTCGATGGAACCACTTATGCAGCGACGACAGGCGACCCGGCGGTCGATGAGCAGTATAGAAATCTATCTGCAAATTGGCTTTCTTCTGATTGGCGCGCGTTGATTTTATCCGGCACAAAGGCGAAGATTTGGAATAGCGTCGGGGACGCGAGGGGCAATGTTGAATATTCTCTTTATAAACAAGTTCAACAAGAGCTAAGAATTTCTTCTGGTTATGAAGCCGAGGGTTTTTAATGCTTCTTGATACTAAAACAAGAAGTTTACAAGTGGGCTTGTTGGAAGGCGTTACGACTTTAGCTTTGGATTTTAATGTAACTTTTACTCAAGTTAGTTATCCAGAAGCTACTGTTCATGCAACTGCTTTAGGAGTAATTCCAGGGACTTCATATATTGATATGGTACCGGCCCCGAAAGATAATGTTTACAAACATATTGATGAGATAAATATTTATAATAACGATAGTATAACACATAATGTATTTATCGCTATTACAGATGGTTCTCCGTATGTGGTGTTTAGAGCGACTTTAACTGTGGGCCAAACGCTTCATTATAATGAATATTTTGGCTGGACAATTAATTAGGGTATGAAGATGAGAATTCGTGATCTTCGTAATGGTGGGTATTTTGTCGAGCATGTGGAAGGCAAAGAGCCGCTACATATAAAAAATACCCTTGTTGCCCAGGGCGCACAATGGTTTCTTCGCACGATGTTTCGTGGTGAGGCCGTTCTTCCGGCAACATATTATTTGGGTTTAACTAATTCCAGTTATACTTTTGATACTGCTACTCTTGCTTTGATGGCAGCTGGAGAGCCTGTGGCTAATGGGTATGCTCGTCAAGCTTTGAATAAAAACACTACGGATTGGACAGTTCAAGAGGTAAATGGTGTTTATCAGGCACTTTCGAAAATTGTTACATTCACCTGCACAACTGCTCCTTGGACAGTTAATTGGTTACGTATGTTTCTTTGTGATGCTGCTGCAGGTACCGCTGGCAATGTTGTTGCGGTATCAGGTCCGGCTCCTGCGGCTAGAGTGGTAAATGTGGGGGCTGGACCTTCAATTCAATATCAATTTTATCTTCGCGGGTAGGTATGTACCAATTCGGGTAGGTAGTGCTTAAAAATGTCCCAACAGGGCGGTTCTACTGCTAGAAGTATTACGATTTTCGCTAAGGATTTAAACCCTTGGACGCCGGATATTGACCCGAGGCGTAGCGATAAACCGCAAATAATTAATGGTACAAATTTTGTTGACGATGTGGATGGGCCCCGATCGGCGTTTTCGTCCAATTTTGTCAATTATAATTTCTTCGATAGCAATACAGCCCAGAAGATAAACGAGCTGCGTATTGGCGATTTTGGTATTCTTTACGGTACAATCACTGGAGTTTGGGCAATTAATCCCACTTCTGGTGTTATGGAGAATATTCTTCCCGTATCTGTGCATAATATATTTTGGCCTTGGACAATAGCTTATGTTGGAGGGGTATACTATATTGCGCAATATGATATTGGTCTTTGGCAGTATGATCCTGTTAATAATACTATGGCTCATGTTGCCACTCCATCAGCTGATGTTGTTCGTTTTGTCGCTGCTTCTTTTGGGCGGCTTATTGGGCTTTCTAATGTTAATATATTTATATCAGCTTTGGATGATGGAACTAATCTTACTCCAAGTCTCACAACAGCAGCGGGCGCACAGCCTATCTCAATTGCAGGAGGAACTGCATATAATATCACACCAATACCCGATGGGTTTTTGGTCTATACCTCCAATGGTATGATTAAAGCGACTTATACTACAGCCGCGTGGGTGTTTGAGTATAAGAAATTAACTGAAGGGGTGAAGATTTGGTCCCCTAATGCGGCAGTTTATATCCCCAGACTTGGGGCTGTTTCTATTGATAATACCGGCTTTAATCTTACTCGGGAATACAATTATCAAGATTACGGAACGCCCCAATCTTGGGAACTTATTATGGGGGATTTTGTTAAGAAGAATATTCTTCAAAATCTCGACCAGACAAAGATTGGTTCTGTTTGTCTTTATTATTCCCAAGCTGAGCAGAAATTATTTGTTGAATTTTCTACAAACACCCGTGAAGGTTTGATGGTTACGGGGTTTGTTTACACAATTGTTAGTAAAAAGTGGAGTTCGTTTGATCATCAAAATACCGGTATTTTTGAAACGTATAATTCAGTAAATAATATATACACTTGTTCTTATATCGGGACAGATGGATATATGCATGCGTTTACTGATACAAATTTTTCTCAAGACGTGCCAGTTCTTCCCGCAACGTTAAATGATTATCTTTATCGTACGGAATTAGAAGAGCCAGTTGTTGCGTTTATTAACGATAGTGGTATTCCATATCAAATTGGCTTTACTGAATTACTTCAATCAGATAATAACCCACAAGCATATGCGAATTATTCTACTTTAACTTCGTTGTTTTATATCAATTATTTGCCTTATTCTGATACAATGAATGATAGTCAA